TTGGGTTTACTAATGTGAAACTTGTAAATGTACTTTCTTTATTTTGTGGATGCAACTGATGAATTGTGATACTGTTAAAGAACGGAATATCTGTAGGACGTCTTCTGTTAAATCCGTGTCTATAAGTATTTGCAACATCTGTATCATATAATTTTGTTTGGTATGCTCTAGGTCTGCTGCTTTGATCTGTGTAGTTGCCATCTTGATAATAATATCTATAATACGCTTCCCACAATAAACTTGTAAGTCCTGCATTGTCGTCGTGAAAGTCAATACCTACCTCGTTGTATGTGATTTGTGTTTGTACTACTTTTTTTCTGTTGTATTGATTTAATGTTTCTGTTTGAATACTGTATCTTGGTAAATCAGCTGCATTTGCCAATAAATTAAATTCACGTTTATTCAAAAGACTGAATACACTATTTCCTAAAACACTAAGTGCAGTTGTGTTTACATCAATTACAACATGATATAGGAATTTAGTTTTTGGTGCTAACCTAAAATTATTGCGTCTATATAAAGCAGATGCATGAGCAAAATCTCCCATTATGCCCTTGCCGCTATCTAAACTACTAAAGTTATCATAAAAACTATTACTTGCCATATAGTATTTATCTTTAATTATATGTGCGTATATAAAGAAAAAAGGAGCCCTACGACTCCTTTTTATGATGCAATCTCATTTAAGTATTAAAGAGCTGCGCCGCCTGTAGCACCTGTGCCTGTTTCACTGTTTCTATCTTGGAAGTTATTAGGTGTACCTACGCCGACATTCAATTGTACAGCATTATCATATGTAATACTCAACGCAACTGTCATTGCATCATTTGTGCCATATGCCATGCTGCCATAATCAACGCTATTTAAATAGCACCCATATAATTCCCAGGTTTCTAGTACTTGTGGAGTATTTGCTCCATTACCACCGTCTAAGACTTCAATACGTTGTGTAAACTTATAGTCTTGGCCAGTAGCAGCACTCGCTTGTTCAAAAAAGTCAAATTGTTTCTGTAGTTGTTCGCCAACTAATTTTTGTACGTTACCATTGATATCATCACGTAAATTTACAGTAACAGGCTGCCATGTGTGTTTACCTGCCATCATAATTTTACTGTTGTAAACATCTAATTGGATTGGATCAAATTGGATATTTGGTCTAGTCGCATCGATAACTTGTTTTGTTAGTTCTGTTGTGTTTCCTGTAATACCAAAGTTTTCAAGTGTCACTCTAAAGCGATACTGTAATTTTGGCATAAGCAAACCTTGACTACTACTAGTAGTATCGTTTGCTAATGGAACTGTTAAATTCAATAGAGTTGAGATTGCCATCTAATTGTTTCTCCTTATACACAAGTATTTATCATTTGTAGGGGGTTTTATTTTTACCCCCTACTTTATGATATTAAAGACCTGCGATCTCTCCTGTGTTTTTGATACGTAGCGGAATGTAAATAAATTCTACTGCTTTTACTGGTTCAATAGCAATATCTACATACAGCTCATTTCTGTCAATTCTTGCAGGAGTGTTGTTTGTTTCATCACATACAACTAAGAAGTCAAACAATGCTCTTAGTCCTACAAGTTCAACTAGCAAACTTTCTACTTGTTGTTTGATTTCATCACGTGTGATTTTATCATTTGGTTCAAACAAATATGGTTTTGCTAATGTGTTTAACTGACTACGTAAGAAAACAACAAGTCTTGCAACATTGATTCTATCCAATGCACTTGCATTTCTTGCACGAGTTTTCTGTCCAAATACAACTAACCCTGCTCCTGTTAGGAATGTAATTGGGTTGACGTTGTTTGAGTACAGTGTATCTCTTACACCTTCGTTCAATGCAGTTGCAACAAATTCACCTTCTCCGTTGATATAACCTGTTGAAGTTGCATTTGTTACGCCACCACGTCTTGTACCTGCTGGTGCAAACCATGGATATGCAACTTGGTCGTTCAATGCAAATGTGCGTAGTACCATGTGCGATGCTGGAACAACAATGTTGTTACCTGCGTTATCACTTGTAAATCCACTTGGATAGTAAACGCCTAGATATTCATCTCTGCTTACTAAGCCATTATCGTTATCTTCAACAACTGTGTTTACATTGGTTGCCCATTCGTTTAAGCTAGTTGCGTCTGATGCTAAACGCATTGGCGAATCACCAATAACAAATGCTGTTAAACCTCTGTCATAGTTTAGTGTAATCATTTCACCAATTAGTTCTGGATAACCTGGAGTTGCAATCAAGTTAAAAATACGTGATTCGTCATCGCGGATATCTTGATTTTCGTTTAACAATGCTTGTAGTTTTTGTACTACTACTTTACGCTGTGCCTTACGTCCAAAGCTACCTGAACCATCAACTTCGTTAGCAGATTCAGTTACCCAACGGTGTGGATAATAAGCTGCCATTGAGTTACCGTCATCGCTTCCTCTGCCGTTTTCAGCAGCTAAATCAATGTAGTTACGCTCAAAACGTTTTACGTTGAATCCGCTTCTACGTAGGTTCCATAGCAACATGCCTTTTGGATACAGTGCTGGATCTGGAGCATCTGGATCTAAATAATCACTTACTAACAGATCTGCAATATCTCCTGCTGTTCCGCTGTTTGCACCTGCTGTGTTGTAACGTGCATCTGCAAAAATAACACCATTTTCAGTAGTTTGATCTGTTTTATCAATTTCTACCCAAGCACTTAGTGTAGCGTTATACTTGTGAATTGTTGGGAAGTTTTCTAAATCTGCTGTGCTTACCCAAATATCACCAGTTACCAATGCTGCGCCGCCTGATTGTGTTTCTGGTTCACTTGCGCTAACAATAGGACCTTCAGGATCTGTATCTGGATATTCATTTGCATATCCTTTCCATTCATCACCATCGTGTACCATGATATCAATTTCATCAATCACACTGCTGTACCACAATGCACCGTCTGCTGCTAGTGCAGTAGGTGCTTCGTCGCCTGCTGTATATGTAAGTTCTTTCCAAAGACTTGCTACGTAGCTGTTTGCAGCACCAGTTGGATCATCATACAAGTTTGCAGTACCTGAAGAATCTGTATAATCCCACGCCGGGAAAGCTGAAACAAATCTTGTGTTTGTGTCAACAATTCTAATTTCACCGCCTGTTGCATGTGTAACAACAACTTTGTTACCAGCAATTACACTTGCACTTACATTTGCTAAACCTGCTGCGTTGATTGCGCCTGCTAAGTCGTCTGCATCAGTAGTTGCACCTGTAGCAGTAAATGCAACAGTAACAGGTGTACTCATTGCTGCACTGCCTTTTGTGCTTTCGCTCATTGTAAAACTACCGTCGCCTGCAACAAATGTGCTTGCTGTGATAGCTGCACTTGTAATTGTTGTCGCGCCTGCTGCATTACGCTTGAATATTGTAAAATCTGCCAAGTTAGTTGCTGCTTCGGTTGTATTTGTTTGAACATAAAGATCTGTAGTTGCAAGATTTGCGCCTGCGCCTGACAAGTCCATGTTGTAAATTGCAGCATGATTTGATGCATAAATTGGAGCACTTGAAGTGTCCCACAATTCGGTATCTGCATTCCAAACTTTTACGCTCCAGTTAGCACCTGCATTTGGTGTCGTTGTTTTGACCCAAATACTACCGCTTGGACGATTTTCGTCTGCTGTTTTAAATGCTGGTACACTTGTATGTGGACTTGCTTGTAATTTTGGAGCAACATAATCAACTGCACCTGTAAGTCCAGCAACAGTCAATACACTGCCTGTGCCTGCAAACTCAAATCCATCATGTGAAGATCCATCATTGTAAAATACAACTCTGTTGTTTTCTACATTACAACGTATACCTGTACCTGCTAATGCTGTGTTAAAATCAACTGCAAATTGTGCTGCTGTATTAGCAGTTAGTGGGAAAGTTGCAATTGGTGTTGTACCGTCAGTTTCGTTTACTGTAAGAGTATCACCTGGTGTAAATGGAGTACCGCTAACATCTGCTGTACCAGTTACACTTGCCCAACTTGCTTTCCAGTCTGCACTACCTACTGTTACCCATGTGCCTGCTGCAATCAAGCCATTGCCTGGTGATTTATAATACAATGTAGGAACTGTTGTAAGAACTACTAGAGCGTAATCACCTACAGCACCAACACTTCCTTTTGGCGTATAATCGCCGCTGCCAACAACTTTTGTTGAATCTGTTATTACTATAGGTGTTTTATTTGTAAAACTTTGTCCTGTAGTATTTGTTAAAGAGACAGCACTACCGTCCCATTCAAAAATTCCGTATCTGCTATTCGCAGTATCTAACCAATATGTTCCATCTGCAGGATTAGCAGTTGTAGCAGTTGCACTTGCATTTATTGCATTTAAGTCAATGTCTGCACGTACTACATATGCTCTGTTGCTTACACCCAAATACGAATATGCTGCTTGCAAGCCGTATTCGTTTTGCTCTCCGCCATGGATTGGATTGTTATTATTATCTACATAGAATGTCGGATCACCAAATGTATCTACTAGTTCACGCTGAGAAGTAAGTAGGTATGGTCTTCCGGCATTTGCTTTTGTGGTACCTGGAGCAATTCCTGTTCCTGCACCATTTAGTTTATTTTCGCCAGTAGCGACAAATATAATAGGTACTGTACCTGGTTCAGCCGGAGTATAGAAACTCTCGTCAATTACCTGGACATCTACACCTGGTGATACTAATGCCATTTTTTTGTTCTCCTAAACAATGTTATTATAGTATTATTTAGCAGATCTAGGGTAAAATAGCGGTTTTGAGGGGTTATCTACGTATATAACTGGCCTTTGTACAGTTCGTCTACCCAAAACTCCAAGTCAGCAAGAGTTCCATTGTTGTCAATATAAAAGTCAGCCATCCACGGTTCTAGTGTCATACTGTCTGTAGATTCTTTAGGCAAATAGTCACTACGGTCAACCCAAATAGCATAATCAAAAACATTGGTATTACGCATTGCAAAATATTCACGCTTGTTTCTTAGTCCGCAATAAATGTCGTGTTCTGAAAAAATAGCTCTACCTAATGTTGCAGCATCTTTTGCATTCATATCACTAATAGCATTGTACCATTCGGTTCTATGATTGTGTCTATCAGAATAACACTCTTCTTCACTGTCATAGTTATATTTTTTCTTTAACAAGTCATAGATAAAAAGTTTACTACAAAAAGCACTGCTGCTTTCAAAACTATAACCATATTTGTCTCTTAAAATTTCGCACACGGTATCTTTGCCGTGACGTCCGTGACCAATTACCAATAATTTTTTACGCATAATTTAATATACTATATTGTCTTGTTTTTGTCAATAATATATTTAGAAAATAAATCTGCCCATTTTTCGTGTGCTGCTTCTAAAGGATGATCTGATCCTTTGCCGCATTTATAATTGTTTTTCTTTGCCCAATCATAAAATCCTAAATTTTCTTCTGTATGTAATATGTTGTATAAATCTAATCTTTGTTTCATATCTTCAAAGAAAATATTAGGATAATGGTGTTTTAGACTTAGTAAATCATTAAAAGCACAAGTGTAATAAAATTTAACATTGTGCAATTTCAAGTAGTTTGTTAGATATTCTAATTGTTGTAAAGGATAATATATATGGTTATCAGCAGTTGCACGGCGTGTATAAAACTCAATTAGTGTACGAGATAGGTATTCATCTGATATAAGTTGCCTACGTTCTAAACCTGCCTTACGTGACATGTTAAATGCAAAACTACTCGGTAAACTTTCGCCGTCTGACGGCAGAGAACTCCAAAATCTATCTTCATGATCTTGTCCTAATGAAATATCTTTTATTCTAGGATACTCTCTACGTAAAATACTTGTCCACATTATCAAAACAACTATATCTTCTGCTTTGTATGATTTTAACATTTTGTTTGTTTGATAAATTACTCGTCTAACACAACTTCCATAATCTGTGCCAGGTATTGCAGTATTATCTACAGTAGCATTTTTATACAATTTTTTCTGTACCCAATTAGCCCATGTAAAATTACTACGTGGTCGTAAAATTCCTATTGTAGGTCGTGAAGCATCCCAATCTGATAATTCAGATCCTGCTGTAAAACTACATCCTCCTGTAATTACTTTTTTTATATTATCCAATCAAGAATCCGTAACCTGTGCCGCCTGCAACAGCCATTGCTAGATCATTTTCTAGTTTTTCCATTTCTTGCTGTGCTTCTGCTTTAAGTGCATCGCCATTTAACGATGTTCCGCCCCCAGGTCCGGCAATAGTAGCAAATTTACTACGTGCCTCACCTAGCATGTATTTACAACTTGCTAGTGTATAATCTTTAATCCATTGACTTGCTTTATAGTCTGACAATAATTGCATGTCAGGACGATAGTTATAGCAATACAACAATGCTTCTTCTTCTGCTCTTGGACGTTGTAAAATAGTTAGTTTGCTAGTTGTTGGATTCCATTTAAATTCAATAAAACTACCAAACATACGTCCAACTAATTCTTGTTGTTGAGCAAAGAAATCATATGTGGCTAGGCCGCCAATACCCGAACCTGCTAACAAATATGTGTTTGTGTATGCTAGGTTAAATGGTTCAAACAAACTTCCGCCGTCAGCACTGCCACCTAATCTACTGCCAACGCTGCGTCTGTAAATTTTTCTTACTTCAATAATTTCTTGAGGTAATTCATATACGTTTTGATCTTGATTAAATTTTATTGTAACATAACTTTCTTCAACGCTGTTTTCACTTCGTTGTCTATATTTTGTCAATGCTTTTGTCAATGCTGTTTCATAATGAATAGGATCAAGTTCTACATCAACCATTCCTCCGCCAAGGAATGCATTTACATAATCAAATACTTGTTGTTTTTGTGTTGTTAGGTTACTGTCTGCCATGATGTTCTCCAATAGTATTTATGCTAAATATACATATGCCACGTTTGAGTTTATATAGACCGGAGAGGTCACATGATTACGAATTCTTAGACAAAATTGTCTATGAACAATTTACTGTAGGCGGCACAGATTTACTTATACACAAGTATCTAGGTCCTAAATCAGTTAGTCCTGATGATGCTACACCAGAACAACCAGCATATGATGTTGTTCAAGAAACAAATATACAAGACTTGCTATTTTTAGAAAATCGTGATAGAAAATATGACGAAGACATTTATACAGTGCGAGCACATTACAATGTACAAGACCAAGATTTTGATTTAAGCCAATTTGGTTTATTTTTACAAAATGACACACTGTTTATGACAATGCATATAAATGCAAGTGTTAAAACATTAGGTAGAAAAATTATGCCAGGCGATGTTTTTGAATTGCCTCATTTGGTAGATGAATATGCAGCAAATGATTTTAGTGTAGTGCTAAAACGTTTTTATGTTGTAGATGAAGTAACTAGAGCAGCAGAAGGATTTAGCCAAACTTGGTATCCTCATCTATATAGAGTGCGTGTAAAACAAATTATGGATTCGCAAGAATACAAAGATATTCTTGATCTAGATGCAGGCGACGAAGCAGGTAACACACTCCGTGATGTTCTAAGTACATATGAAAAAGAAATGCAAATCAATGACGCTGTTATTGCTCAAGCAGAAGAATATGCAAATCAAAGCGGGTATAGCACAATCCAATTTTATACATTGAGTGTAAAAGAAAATGGAGAAGTTGCAATTGTAAGTACCGATTATCAAGACCTATTAGTCGATGGCACTATTACAAGTGACACAGTTTTTGTTACACCTGACGGTAACGGATATCAAGGTTATCTAGTAGGCGATGGTATACCTCCTAATGGTGCGCCGTTTGGCCAAGGTACTGGATTTCCTGCAGGTGCCGATACTGGTACTTATTTTTTAAGAACGGACCTATTACCAAACAGACTGTTTAGATATGATGGCAACGGCTGGAAGAAAATAGAAGATGCTGTAAGAACAACTATGACAAACGATGATACTAGAGATACTCTAAAAGGAACATTTATCAATAACACTACTGTAAATACAATCGGTGGCGAAGAAGTTGTTGAAAGACAAGCACTAAGCAAAGCACTAAGAGCAAAGGCAAGTAACTAATGCAGTTTTTTTATGACGGACAAATACGCAGATATCTAACGCAAATTATTAGAGTATTCAGCAACTTTAGTTATCAAGATGGCGACGGTGATCTTAGACGTGTGCCTTGTATGTACGGTGATATTACAAGACAAGTTGGCAGCATTATAAGAGAAAACTCAGAAAACAAATTGCCAAGTGCTCCTCGTATTGGTGTTTACATTACAAGTTTACAAATGGATAGAGCAAGACTTAGTGATAGTAGTTTTGTCAGCAAAGTAAATTTACGTGAAAAAGAGTTTGATTCAGACACTAACAGTTATCTTGCTCAACAAGCAAAAGGATACACAGTAGAAAGATTGCATCCTACACCTTACACGTTGGCTATAAATATCGATGTTTGGAGTACCAGTACAGATCAAAAACTGCAAATATTAGAACAAATTTTTATGTTGTTTAATCCAGACTTGGAATTTCAAACAACTGACAATTATGTTGACTGGACAAGTTTAACAACACTGTATTTGGAAGATATAAATTTTAGTAGTAGAAGTATACCAGTAGGAACCCAGGACGATATTGATGTTGCTACAATAGGGTTTACTGCACCTATATATATTTCTCCTCCTACCAAAGTCAAAAAACTTGGTATTATTACAGATATTATTACAAGCATATTCAATCAAGAAAACGGTACAATTAGTTTAGAAGGATTTAATCCACCAACTGATACCGACCAAGGTGCAGCAAGTGGAACTACAGTTTTACCAGATGGAACTATTGTTACGCAAGGCACAGCAGGTATTGGATTAAATGGTAGATTAGATAACACCAATCCTCTTGTAACA